TCAGAAAAACTAAAAACATGTGCATAGATTTCATCCTGAAGTTTAGAAATTTCTTGAATTTCTTCTTGAACTAATTTTGATTTAAAGAAACTCATTATCTCTCCGATACTACAATTTGTTTTAAGATTTTCTTGTATTTAAATACATCTATATGTAGGAAGGAAGAATATTTCTTAATTTTAGAACTTACGGATTCCCACACTGGATCTACAAGTTTTTTATCGAAATCTTTCACATAAGAAAATATTCTATCATAAATTACCATCAATTCGATAGAAATATCATCATTCAAGTATTTTTTTAAAATTAAAGGATGTCCTTTTGAGCAATCAAAAATTTCATCTACTTTATGTTCACTAAAAAGACTTTCAGATTCATTCTTGAAGATATAAGTAAGTGATTGAGTTCTTTTTTTCCAATCAGAATAATTTTTTTCTCCATTATTCATAATCTCACCAATCCACAAAGAGTTGGGATCAGTACAAGAGATGAAATTGGAAACAAAAAATTCAATTACTTCTTCATCATTCTTTTGTCTACTCAGTTTCTCAAAGAAAAACCTGTCACGGCGTTTATAAAAACTCTGAAGAGATGCACGACTTTTACCACAGTATTTGTGGTAATCATACTTTGGTTTAGTGAAATGATTTTTAAGTCCGAGATAAGACTTATAACAATCGAATGGTTTCACTTTAGGTATCATAACGGAAGTTTGGCTCGAGAAGTTTTTTTCAATAGATTCAAATCGATTGCTTCACACTTAAGTCTTTCCTTAAGTGGTTTTGACAATAGTTTTGGAATCGACTCAACATCAACATTATTCTCCTCACAAAAGAAGACAATAGCGTCAATGTATTTCATATCTTTATTCTCCTTTACAATTTTCTCAATTTCTTCAGAAAATTTCCTAGAACAATAAAATTTAGACTCGATCAAATCATTGATGTCTTCTTTATTTTCTTTCATAGGATTGTAACTTGAATTCAACAAACTCTCTAATATATTCTGAGAGAAGGTTGATGTACTTTCTTTTGTCATACTCTTCATAAACAACACATTCCCCATCCTCACATGACATGATGATGACAAACTTTTTAACAATTATACCACACATTTCATACAACATACAAGAATATGCCGCACATTGTACAAAATAGTGTTCAATCCATTTCTTTGGTTTTGGTTTCTTACTGGTCTTGAAATCAATAATAGCAAGTTCACCATTATATTCAGCAATACAATCAACAGTACCAGCAACACCTAACTGTTTACTGAATAAAGACTGTTCAAGAGCGTGAATGTTATCAATCTTATCCAAATCGGGTTTTGATTGTTTAAATAAGAACTCCGAAAGAGGTTGGACTTTAGGATGTTCAATATTTTTAAGGTAATATTCAACACAAGTATGCATATCTGTACCACGACTGGTAGCAGCTTTTGTTATCTTATTAGCTTCATCATTACCAATTCTTTCTCTCCACTTACGAAAAGTTTCTCGATTGTAATGACTAATTATAGAAGTAATAGATACTAGCTTTTGACCATCAGGAGTATCATAATATCTAACACCGTCAATAGTTTCTCTTTCGAGATTAGGATAATCAATTTCAATGTGTTTAAACATCACATACCTAGTTCAAGTTTTGAAATAATGTATTCTTTAACGAGACCACTTCTACAAATGTCCTCTGCTCCAAATTCAACCATATCAAATGAAGGCATATTTCTAAGAATACGAATGAAATCCATGATACCACTTCTTTCAGATACTTTCACAAGGTCTGATTGAGTAGCGTCACCACAGAACATAATTTTAGAACCTTCACCAACACGAGTGATAATAGAATCGAGTTCGTGAAAGTTGAGATTTTGAAACTCATCGACAATGATAATACAATTGTCAAGAGTCGTACCACGAATAAAAGAAGTAGACCAGAAAGAAATTGTACCTTGAGCTTTGAGATTTGCATATAGCATCTCAAAGGCAGAATCATCGGGCATTTCGAACATGTATTTTACCATGTTCTTATATGGAATCTGATAAAGAGAAGATTTGTCTTCATGATCTCCAGGAAGGAAACCAATCTCTCTGGTAGCCACAAGAGACCTGACGATGTAAATCTTCTCGTAAGGTGTCTTTGGGTCTAAAACATCTAGAAGTGCGTTGTAGAGGGTAATAAAGGTCTTACCCGTACCAGCACAACCGTAAGCAACCAGATTTTGATCTTGTTTGTATTTTTCAAAGAAAGTTTCTTGATTGTCAGTCAATGGTTCAATCTTCTTGATATAATCAAGATTGATTGGTTTTTTCCTTTTCATAACTCTATTACTCATACCGAATGGCACTGGATTGGTGCTTCCAATTCCCGATTTTTTCTTTGCTGGCATACTCGATTAGTCGTAATGTTTTAGATTTGATCCAGGTTGTTGTTTTGCCTTTCCAATAACATCTTTCCAACCTGGATGTTTGGTGTAAATTTTACTGAATGGTTCTCCCATTTCAAGTCCCAATTTAGGAGCATTATCTGGAGTGTAATATCTTTCCCAATCGGGATTGTCTCCACACCATTGATCCCAGTCATGAATACTCATAACTACTTCTTTGGTCTCTCCTGTTTCCTTATTTTTTACAGGGTATGTTGCCAAAATTTCACCTTCCGTTAATACAAATGTTTGTAAGCTGATGCTTTTCTGTTCCTAATAGAAGATATTAGAGGGGCACCGACACCATATTTATCACTTAACTTAACACCCTTCTCTGTGCTTGCCAATATTTCTTTGACTTGTTCATCAGTCAATTTTCTCTTTGTCTGACGCATTCTTTCGATTGCCTCTAGACTACAACACACTCTCCCCTTAAGTGCATCACTTCGTCTCTTTTTATGTAACTCTGTTTGTTTTCTCCCCATCATAGCCTTCCGTTTCTTTTCTTGTGTCTCTGGCCCTTGGTATGAACTCTTACCACCCAATACAGATTTAAGGTGTTGAACTTCTTCTTTTCCTATCTGACCTGATAACGCCTTCCATGCAAAGTAGTCCTGTTGGTTTCCCTTTCTTAACCACTCTGCATAGTGCCACATACTATGTTGTGTAGGTGTTAGTTCTATTAGGTTTTCTTTTAAATTACTACCACCCTCATAACGAGGGATAATATGATGTTTGTGTTTCACATTTCTATCCTGTTACAAACTATTTATAACAGGATAGATTTATTACCAGTCCAGAGCCTCTGAAATGACAGGGAACTGTTCCTTGAAGATTGCCTTACAAGAGTTTGCAATGTCCATATGTTCCTTCTGTGTACCATTCGCAGATCTCAATTCAATATAATGCATCCAACTCCTCAATGAACCAGTCATGTACATTTTAGTTGGAGTTGCCAAAGGAAGTACAAAACGAGCACACTCTTTCGCAACACCAACTTCCAACATCTGATTATAAAGGCTTTGTGCGGAACTAAACAGAGTTACCATCTGACGTTCGAGTTTTTCGACAACTTCTGGATCAAGATCATCAATAGAATTTTGACGATTCTTTGTATCTTGACGACGAAGTTCTGGAAGTTCAATGTCAGTCAAAAGTTTCGTATCAGCATACCTTTGAGAGAACTCTTGAAAAGTAAAACTTCTATGACGTAAAACTTGAGCTGCAATTCCCCTTGTTGTTGAAATTTCAAGAGTCATGAACGCTTGTTCAAAAATACTCCAGTGTTTATGTTTAATACAATATTTCAGAAGACCAGCAAAATTTTCATTGTCTTGATTGAGAGGATTTGAAACCCTAGCACAATAAGCAATATGTTTTTCTGCTTCAGGTGTCACTGATATTAGATTCGCTTGATTCATGTTTTTTCTTTAACTTTCTCAATTTACGTTCTTCTTTGACCCTTTTAACATAGGAGAGTTCTCCTTCTGTGAAAAGTTCTGGATGTTTAAGTATGTACTTGATCGCTTGTTTTGTTTTCATGGTTGTAATAAGCGTTGAAATAAGCCACAATACCATTAGAATTTTTGTTCCCTTGTGATACCCAATCATGGGCACACTCGTAAATTTCTTTTGTATTATAGGGAGCTTTATCTATATTTACCCCACCAAATTTTTGTAGAAGAATTTCAATACACCTACTTCTCAATTTGAGTTTTTCTTCAGTGTATCTCCAATCATTCGTCATCTTCAAACACCTCATCATAATCAGGTAGGGGTGGAAGTGATTCTTCCAAACTATTCGTATAAGATTTAATGTCAGAATAAACTTCCGACTCTAATGCATCGACTAAAAGTCTTAAATTTCTTACGATAAGTTTAATTTTGTCTTTTTCCATAAGAAGAAATTATTCATGACTCATTTTAAACAAAAAAGGGAAGAGTGTCAACTCTTCCCTCAAAACAATACTCTTAATTTAAATTTCACTTGTCATAAGTATAACCACGATAAGTAAATTTACCATGAGTTTCATTTACTTCTTGATCACTAATTTCAAATCTTACACCACGATATGTTGTGTGAAGAATTTGTGCGTCATGAAGAGCAGATGCTTTTTGAATCTGCTTACGAATGAGATTGAGTGTGTTCATGATTGACTCCTAAAAGAATGGACGATTGAACCTTCTCTCGTTTCCGAGGATCCGTTTGCCGTTCCTTCAGTCGTGTGCGTCCTATTCTTTGATGCACTTTAAAGTCATGTATCTGCCAAATAATCTTGTCAGAAACATTTCTTTATCACGATCCTTCATTTTAGATTCCACTACGGTTTCTGCAATTTCTCTGACTTGTAAACAAGTCATCTCAGGACCACGATTTAAGTTTGCTAATAGTGCTAACTCAAACATAGGATGAACGCTCCGTTCCGCGACTTACTTGCGTTCGTTATTCGGGAATAACGAATGAACGATGGCTTTATTATAAGCCACTA